AACCTCTTATGATGATATAGATGTAATGATGGATGTATGGGATGTTGAGCAAGAGCAACATTATCAAGATGAAATATTATTAGAAGAATTTATATTCCAAGAAACGCTTTTAGTTGAAGATTACAGCGAACCTGAAACATTTATAGAATTTAACTCTATAGAAGAATTAGACGAATGGTTTGAAGAAGAAACGCAAGAACGACTAGAAGAAGAAATGGCAAACCTTGATGAGCCTGAAGAAGAATTTATAGAGGAAATATTTGAAGAAGAGGCAGTAGAAGAAATATTTGAGGAAATAGAAGAAAGGCAAGAAATTTTTGAAGAAGAACTTATTGCTGAAAGAGAAGAAGAACAAGCAGAAGAAACACTCGAAGAAGTAGAAGAAGAGTTTGAGGTTGTAGAAAAGAAAAATCGCAAAGGAAAAAATAGATTAATGGTTACAGCACTTAATGTAGTCAAAGCAGGAGTACAAACAGCTACTAACAGTTACTCACAAGCCACTGGTAGCTCTCAAACAAATAATTCAAGTAATAACGCATCTAGTACCAGTGTAGTCACAGGAAGCACGACAGCATCTACTGGTGGAATAAGCACTTCAAGTAGTCCTAGTGCATCAGATCAATTTGCTAGTGCAACACAACAAACAAACCAAGTGTTATCTATGACAAGTGATGTGAGTGGTTCTGACTCTATGTCTATATCTATTACACCAATGCCTACATTTGATAACTCAGCATCTATGGTTGTAGCTGATGTGCAAGTACAAAATGTACAAGGCGAAATAGATACAGCATCTTCAGGTGTTATGACAACCTCAGAAGCAGATCAAATAGCAGATAAGATTATTGCTGCAAATATAGAAGCACAACAGGAAGAAATAGAAGAACAACAACAAGAAACAGGAAAGTATGGAGATGAATCAAAACTAATAGCATTAATAGGTTATGTGCCTGCTTTTAACAATTACTCTCAAGTAAGTATGCCTGATGCTACAGATTGGTATATTAGTGCAAATATTTATACATCTGCTACACTAGACGACAATACCAGTGCATTTTATGGACTGGTAAATGATAATTTAAGAGGTTTAGGTCAAATGATTAATGATCAACCTAATATTTGGAGATAGTTATGGACTGGTTTCAAAATAAAACAACACAACTAATTGCTCTTGCAACAATAGTTACAACCCTTGCAGGCTTTGGTTACACAGGTGCTACTTATGTTAATCGCATAACTAACCTTGAAGCTAAAATTGGTGGATTGGGCGAAACAGAAAGCGAAATGAAAGTTATTGAAGAACGCTTTGCCTCTATTGAAACATCAGTACAGTTTTTAGAAAAAGAAATAGATGGTATTGCTGTTCCTGATGTCACTGAAATTAAAACAGATATAGCCACAATCAAAGCTGACCTACAAAGTCTTGAAAAAGATTTAAGCAAACTAGAAAATAAAGACGACAATCCACTAAACGGATAATGCGTTATTTATTAGGCATCGT